TGACAAGGTCCGTACTTGAAGTGGGTTAGTGGCCAGGTTTTGGCGGTTTGAGTCGGATTCTTGTAGTCGGTCGAGAACAAAAATTGTTTGATTTCTTCGATAGTTGGGAAATGATCTAAAGCGAAAGGAAATTCGATGAGGTCAGGTGAGTTGCCGAAGATAGCAGTGAGACCAGCGCGGTTGGCGTGGTATCCTTGAGATGCATAATAGTCATAGACATTCTTGCAACAGAGATAAACTCGTTGGTGATTGCCGAGACTAGCGTAGGCGAAGCCGATAGCTTGTGCCATTGTGATCTCAGGTGTTGGATCTCTTGCTTTCGTGTGGTAGAATTGAGCCATCATTTTGATTTCGTCGCGGTAAGGGAGACCGTTGTTGTGGCGGTAGCTGAGAACTTCACATCCGTTAAGACGGTTGCGAATCTCAGACTTATCCATTGAGATGGATGCGCCGAAGTAGAAATCAGCCAGTTCTTGAAGTCGAGTCAAAAAAAGGTCGTGAAGATGAGGGGGGATTAGGATCGCTAAACGAACGATGGAGTCGTCGCCTTGTACTTTGATGATACAAGATTTTGGATCTAATCCGAGAGCGGAAAGGAGAGTAGCTATCATAGTGTAGTTATACCATGAGTCGAGGAGTTGAGTGATGAACAGGCCGGAAGGGATGCCAGCGAAAAGTCGCTTGTACATGTGTCCGTTGGGTAGGACGAGGACTGAGGTAAATAGACACATAAGTGTCCATAACCAAAGTAGTTGCATGCGGTTAGCATTGGTAGGGTTCCAGTCTTTGTAGCGTTCTTCAGGATAGTCGTGTGTTGGAACGTATCCATTGTCGAAGTCGAGGTAGTTTCGTATTCTGAACATGATTTTCTCGATTAGTGAAAAGTAAGCCTTCTTGTCGAAGCGCTTCCAGTCGAGAGTCAGAAATGAACATTTGATAAAGGACGTGAATAATGCGGCGTTGAGACGTAGCCATCCACCTGTGAAGGTTTCGAAGCCCCAGAGCATCGGAGTGATGCCAGGATTGAGCTTAATCCATGCGAGGTATTCCCACATGAACATGGTGTCGCCGATAATCCAAGGTTTTGAGCAACCCCAGATTGTGCGCATCTTGTTAGGATCGTCCTTTTTGACGATAGCAGTTTTGGTGTGTAGTAGCATTGGAAATACAAATTTGTTTTTGACGTAAGTAGAGTCAGGGTTGAGTCCAGCTAGGTCAGTGAAGTCAGACTTGATGATGTGAAACCATCGTCTGGTCCAGTTGAAGATCGTGTTCTTCTGAAATCCAAATTTTGGCGGTGTTTTGCTGTTTCTGAAGCCAGGGTCGTCAGGTTGAGTGTGTCTACGAAAGAAGTCATCTTGGTCGATGTGTTCGTATTCATGTCTGTCGATCCATTCACCGAAGGTCGGTAATTGCTCAAGAAAGTATCTGTCCGTTGAGAAGGGAGGTTCAGAGTTGACTTGCCATTTGTAAGGGTAATGGTGTTCAACATCGTTGATGTGGACAGGCTTGCATTTGCGAGGAGGGCGGAAAGCGTCTTCCATTGCATTGAGGCCAGTTTCGACGTGTATGTCGAATGGGATTTGGTGATCAGGGATGTCACCGGAGAAGAAATCGTCTAGTATCGCTTCCAGAGTCACGTCAGAGCGTCGGTGCCCTTCTGTGATGTATTTGATTTCCTCAGGGTAGAGGTAATCGTGCATGGCATGTCTGAGTGTAGCTTGATGGTTGTCAAGCGCTTTCAGATTAGTGTATGCTGTGCGAGGTGGCTCGTGTTCGTAGGTGCCAACGAACTGAAGGTTCGTCTTTGCCGTTTCGAACGGTTTAAAAGCCAAGTTGAAGAAACGAGTTAAGTATTCCATGTTAGGTAAGTACAATTGTTTGAAAGAGCAGAAAAATGAACTTTGAATATTGAAGGTATCAGGATTTGCGG